CCGGCACAACCGGTTCAGGTGTTTCATCTTTAATTGTCTGCATATACTCCTCGGTCTTTGCCTTTACCAACTCAAGTATTTTATCATAAGCAAGATCGAACAGCCAGGGGTCTTGATACAGTGACTCCAGTTCCTGGAAGATACTCTCAAAGTTCTCCCATAGTGTTCTATTATAGAGTGGTACATTGTTCTGGGAGATAATAAACCGGATGTCGGCCTCAGTGTATCCCCTGAATGGATTGATTAGGTTTTTAATCCTTATCTCTTTTAGCGCATCCGGTCTATCACTATATAGAATCTCATTAATGTCATCCTCGATAGCTGCAATAGTAGATGTCGATGCTCCTGCATCCTTTGCAGTCTTTAGCTCTGTCATCAGTTCCGAGAGTCCTTTCATCTTCAGGTCAAACGGAAACTTATACTGCACCTCCAGACCGTCTGATAGATCGGTAAATGTGGCAATATCCTTCACGGTGAACTCCCATAATGAGGAATACTGCCTAGTGAAAGGATAAAGGGTATCGTTCATGTTATCTGTCTCAAGAATCTTCTCCGTAGCTGTCACCGATACCTCCTCACGGGTGAACAGATCGGCATTGAACATCATCGCATGGACGGACTTTTTAAGGTATTCGATATATTCTTTCTGGAAGGACAAGAGTTCAATAGGCGGCATCTTATATGCCATCATCTGCTCCAGGTCAATCATCTCTGCCGGGTCACGTGGTAACTCCAGTGTGATGATATCCATTGTACCTCTGTGAAATGACTGTTTACCTGTACCATAACATTCTCCGCATTTACCTGATCCATCCAATAGTTGTCCTTTATTACATCCTGGATTCTTACACGGTGATACATAAGCGAACCTCTGTGGGAATGCTGTCATTGCAGTTGACAAATCCAGTTCTGAGTCAATCTTTAGTGTCTTCTCAAGATATGCCAATACGTTATGAAATAACGAAATAAATGTTCTGCCTTTTGTTTCCGTGTCATGTATGAACCCGAACCGCATTGCAGGAACCTTCTCATTCTGGGGTTCGAAGTAGACAATAGCATAGAATTTCTTCTCTATCTCAATAACCTCAGTGAGATATTTCTGATCCTCTGCTACTTGAGTTATCTCAATAGTATCCATACCAAGATACATCGTATATTTGAATCCAGGTTGAGGAGTGCCTTTGTCAAGATATTTTATTGGTAGTTGAACTATTAAATAATCAAGTATCTCGTTATGATACTCGAACATTATAACTTCTGTTGATGTAGCAATGAAAGGATAGGGGCTGGCTTTCTCCACCAGTGCATCGAAAACTGCAAACTCAGTGATGAGAAAAGCATTTGGATCAGTATAGTTATAATCAATATAAGCATACTCAAGATATTTCTCGAGGGATTTATCTCCCCAGTATTTAGCAATAAAATCTTCCAGTTCAATCTTCATACTCTCCGATTCATTCTCATACTCAATCTTACGGACAGTAGGTTGTTTGCGTGATGCCTTTTGAAATGGTAACTTCGTTGAGTTAAGTATTGCCGGACAGACAGACTTAGTTATATTCTTTCGCTGTTCGAACTCCTCATCCGACTCACGGGTTATTATCTGTGCAAGCATCTTATCAATGCCATTGCCTGTCACTAATCTAAAATACTTTAAAGCAAGTTCCGTCACTCTCACATAATCTTGATGCGTCTTATTGTTTTTGACTACATCAATCAACACCTCTAACCCTTTTATTTTATCCATTTTATATTAATAATTTACCACATTTTAAACACTTTGCCGGTTGCATTTCTCCGTCACCTAAAACAGAAGCAAACGGATGTTCACATACATCTTGAATATATTTTTCCAATGTTTTATTAATTAATACATCTATCTGTCTTTCCATTTCAATCATTGGAACTTTACAAGCAGTAAATAATCCGGCTAATTCATTAGAGCTTTTACAATTCTGAAATATTGTTTCTTTCGCCATGTTAATTTTATTTTAATGTTAATTGAATAATTCCACTATCACGTGCTTCTTTTGTTAGCATAATTAGTTTATCAGACATAACAGTATGTTTAAATGCCCGTTCAATTTCCTCATCTGAAAAGTCAATAATGTCAGCTTCGGCAAGTTTTGCCATAATAAGATTTAGATACTTTTCGCTTAGTTTCATTTATTTGGTGTACTCCAAGATTTCTTAATTGCCTTTTTTGATTTAGTACTTTTTGATTTTTTATTCCATTTAGCAGTACCTTTTCGTGGATTAAATGTAATATACTTTGCTTTTGTACTTTTTCTTACATGATTTCCTGCTGCGTTTGTGTTACCCATTGGTGCTCCCATTTTAATTTCCTCCTTTTAGTTTAATGTTTACTTAATATTATTTATTTCACTCCGTAAGTAGTATGATTTAAAGAGTTCAGTCATAATATAATCCATACCGTCGCTTAAGTGCCCATACTTCTGATATTTCTCCCCTGATTCTCTGTCAGTAACAATATGCTTATCTTTTGTCCCGTCAAGAGCCTGTTTGAGATACATAAGATCACCAATAAGATACTTACAAGACTCATCAATAGCGATTCTGATAGGCAGTTTATCTTCAAACATCAGGTTAAGGAAATCCCTGCGCTTGACAATACTTGGATTTTTTGTTTGTGTGCGATCTGATCCATTAACTAAATAACCTCTGAGTTTAAACTCAACAATCTCATAATGATGTTTAAAGTCACGGTTCATAGTACTGCGCGCCTTCCCGGAAGCATCACCGTAATAGAATACACCCGTTTTGTGACTTGCATATCGCAAACTAAACTCTTCACAGACCTCTTCTGTTGAGTTCCGGGGGTTTGGCAGAGCAATCTCATCAACACAACTAATATACCAAATATCTCCTGTACCTGTTATCTGCCAAATCGATGCGGAGTTATAAGGTACAGTATTCTGGTCGAAAGATATATGAATAGGCAATGCGGGATTATACTTACATGGTTTAACATGTTTTAAGCGATTAAACGATGAGTAAAATTCTCCACCTGTTATAGCAAAAGGATTAGCATAGATAAGAGCTTTGCCACGTTCCTCAGTATTATTTGCTAGTACATTCTTTATATAGTTCTCGCCTACGTTATGAACATTATGATAAGTTGAACTGATAACTACTTTCTTATCACCAAATTCTTTTTCAAAATATGTTTTATCAGAATAAATCTTTGCGGAAATCTCATCTATATACTTTTCAAGTACAAACCAGGAATTAATCCAATCAACCTTTGCGGGAGAAGTAAGTATATAAAGCGGATTCCATTGTTCACTTAAAGTTCCTATATTCTTTAATTCACCATCAACTAGAAATATACCTGATTGCCTTAATCTGGAGATAATAACTTCTTTAATATCTTCTTCACGCGAGTCTTTTGTTTCATCAAGTATAGACCATCCGAATTCTTTCCCGGAATGCGCAATTGCATTATCTAAAGAGCCGGTAAATATCAAAGCGCCATTACAGAATGAGATTATATTCGTAAATCTATCAAAGTTACGTTTGCATTTAGTCCATTGCGATGGCGGTTCCTTGCCCGATACATAAGTTCCTGTTGGATTCTCTTTCGACCATTCAGTTATTCCTGTTGACTCCCAGTATTCCCTGATACGGAATAGAGTTGAGGTGTTGAGCTGATCAAAGGTGTTGGCTGCAATAAATCCACGAACAGAAGGAAAGCGTGAAATCAAATCTCTCGATATAACCCCTCCCAGATGTGTCTTTCCAGAACCAACACCAGCCAAAAATAGATTAATCCTTGCTATCGAAGTAAGAATTGCCATTTGAGGCTGGGAGATAATCTGTTCAATCACTTCCATTCTTGGTTCTTATTTGTATTGTCGGTAATGTTGGAAGATTAACATTATGATCTATTGCAGAATGATCACTCTGATCAAGATACTGCTTGCCAAGCCAGACTAACATTGTTTTGTCGCCTTCCATTGCTATCTGGAATTGTTTTGCTCTGAGTAATTCTTTCCCCTCTCCCTTTTTAATAGCAGAATACTCCACAAATTCCACTCCATTATCTAATTTGCATCGACTGTATAATGTGTTCTCGTGAATACCCAATAGAGATGCAATCCCAGTTCCAGAACATTGAGATTGTAAATATTTATTTACTTTACTCCAATCAATATCAACTTTCTTTGCTGACATATAATACTCCATTCTTTTTAATCACAATTTCAGGATCAAGTTTGCGCATTCTGTCTATTATTACCTGACAATACTTCGGATCAATCTCCATTCCGTAACACTTGCGGTTTAACTGTTGAGATGCGACCATTGTTGTACCGGAACCGAGAAAGAAGTCATT